CCAAAGCCAATAGCCAGCGTAACTGCGTTGGCCGCAGCTGTCGTAGCCTTGACAGAAGTGACGGTCTTGAATGCTTTCACACCAGCCTTGGTAGTCGTACCGTCAGCGTTCGCAACAGTGATATCTTCAGTCATTGGCTGACCAAGATAGTCCTTACCACGAACACGGAACACAGCAGTCGAACCCGTAGCACCGGATGCTGCCATGATCACGTTACGTCCGAACTTCGCATCAATCGTGTACGAAGCTGCGAGAAGTTCTGTACCCGCAGTTGCGTTTGCTGTTGCAGCTGCTGCGATAGCGGTGGCCGACGTCGCAGCACAGGCTGGAATGACAATCGTACCCATGCCTCCGTAACGAACGTCAGCAGCGTACTGCATGTTCGGAACGTATTCATTGATACGTGTCGGGAAGTAATCACCTTTAGCGGTCATCGCTCACCTCACACTTTGACAGGGTTGGGCATGTACCCAACAGCTTCATCATCCCCATCACCATCGATGAGAGGGATCGTTTGATCGAACTCCATTCGCTTGAGTTCGGCTTCCGACACACGGATGCTATGACCCTTAGCAGGAAACGACACCATGTAGCCGGCTGGTTCTTCCACTTCTTTGGTGTTCTTCACACCCTTTGCGTCCCAACCATGCAAGATACGTTTGATCTTACCTTCCAGCTTCTCAACGATGAAGGCCGGTACGATCTTCTGTTTCTTAGGCATGGCCATAGAGATACTACGTGCCATGTTCGTCTCCTTAGCTGATCACAACTGCGTGTGTACGGAAAGCCTTCCACAAGCAGAACTGTCCCTGCCACACGATACGCTGACCGGAAGCATCAGTGTCCCACGGAGCAGACAGATCCTTGACCTTCATGTTGACACCCTTGAGGATGTGCAGACGAAGGTACTTGCTGTTGATGAAGTACGCCTTGTTAACAGCGCAGTCTTCATCATACACAATCGGGATGCTGTCGTGACCGATACCAGAGAACCCGAGGTCAACCATGTTCTTGTTCAGATCACTGAGGTTGATCACGAGCTTGTCACGGATCGCTGCACGGTACGTACGGTAGATGTTACGGCCAGCAAGGATCAGGTCCGGCTTTTCACCCTTAAGCGTCAGGTCCATGAGCACGTCATCAAACGCTTCTTCAACGTTACCGGAAGTGAGACCACCGGCACCGAAGTCATAAGCAGACGTACGCCACTGCTGTTCAACACCACGGTCGATACCGCCAAGAACACCAGTCGTCGGATCATCAGGGATAAGAGCGGTAAGACCATACGGATCGTTACCAGCACCAGCACCATACAGATACGATGAGAACTTCTCTTTGATGCTCTCTTCCAAGACATCCATCTTGGCCTTGAGCAGCTTGAAGATCATCGCGTCTCCCTTGTTTTCATCTTCTTCCTGATCGGAGATGATGACAGTACCACCGACGCGGCTCCAACGATATTCAACCGTTGTGAACTCATCCGTCTGTGCAACTGGAAGGGACTGGTAGTACTGATACGACGTGACGTTAGGGTTACGTCCCGTTGTCAGAGGATTGGTGATGTTGTAACCACCGTCCTCAGTCTCAACACGCTTCGTAGAGAAAGCCCATGCCATGAACGCATTCGATTTGATCGATGCCATAATGAGCTTCTTACGCGAGCGAGTGAGAGTAGCATTAAGCACAGTATTGAGTGCCATATCTATTCTCCTTTAGTGGACGTCAACCTAAGTGACCGCCCATCGCTTGCTGAACACCTCGAATAATTGTACCCCAGTCATCATCAGCATTTGCCTCAGCGACTTGGATAGTTACACCGTTTCCACGGGTTGCAGCTCCATTTGGCATGGGTTTTTGTCCGCTGTTACCGACAGGCTTGACACCTTCTCGTTTCGCAGCAGCGGCCTGTTGTCTCGCAATGATTTGCGGTTTTAGGTCTTGTCCGAAATCGAGACCGTTAGAAACAGCGAACTCACGTAGATTGTTGTAAGCTTGCTGTGCTCCGATACCATCTCGTTTCATGATGTCAGCGATTGTGTTCGCGTGTATATCAGAATGCTCATTATCTGCAACGAACTTGTTGTAGTTCGCGCGTGCTGCTGCCATTACCTGTTCATTTTGCTGTCTGCCCTGTTCTTGTCGTGTGATTGGGGCTAGACGTTGCTCTATCATTTGATTGATAGCTTTAAGCTCAATAGTATCACCCACTTCGCCGCCAAGCAAGTCGGTTACGTTATATCCCTTAGCTGCGATCATAGCCAAGACTTGCTTCGCAGCACCTATGTCGTCGCCACGTTTCATCCGGCCAGCGATATCGAATGCCATTGCGGCATCATCAGCATCCAGTCCATATGATTGCATGGATTTGGATAGGCTGCTCAACTCACCAACACGCATACTGATCTGGTTCAACTGTTCAGACCGTTCATCAAGCATAGACTTCATACGTCTATTCTGTTGGAACATCCGAGCTGCGAACCCACCCTGTGCAACGATGTTTCCATCTTTGTCAGTGATGTCGCCTTTCTGGTTCGCAAAAACACCATCACCTAGAGAGGTAAGTCTTTCGACTTGTCTTTCGGGAATGGGTTTGCCCTGCGCGTCGAGTTTGGGTGCTTGCGCTTGGGCGTCCGGCGTCTGCGTACTCTTATCTGTGACGGCCTGTCCCTGTGGATGATCAGCTGAAACCTGTACAGCATCGTTAGGCGTTGAGCTAGAATGATCACTCCCACTATCGTCAGGCACAGAAGTAATATCTGAGCCAGCATTACCGTGATCATCCATCCCGCTGAGGTCGTTAATGTATTTATCCAACTCATTGTCTGGTGCTCCTGACATATCAGGGTTCTCCTAGTTACTGCCTTGTCTGCGTCGGAGCAGGCTGCGGCGTTGGTTGAGGGGGCTGCTGTTGTGGTGCCTGTTGCTGTTGTGGGCCTCCCTGTTGTTGTGGACCGTGATTAGCTCCATGCATCATCTGTGTTAGCTGCATGATGATGCTCTTGAAAGGAACACCCTTAGCTATAGCTTCAGCTACCTGTTGCTTAGCTTGAGGTGGCAGATGATCTACAAGATTCGCAACCTGACCAACGATAGCCATAGCTGGATCTTGTTCACCCTGTTGATTGGGATCACCACCCTGTTGCTGAGGTGCTCCTTGCTGTTGACCTTGTGCTGGTCCACCCTTAGCCATCTGTGCCTGTGTCGATTGTGTAATGGCATCCCATTCCTGTGGAGTGATCACAACATCATCAGCAAACGCACGTTCGATCATCTTAAGCATGACAATGACAACCATAGGGCTGGCATTCGCGAACTGACCCAATACTTGACTAAGCTGTGTTGCCTGTTCTTTCTTGACCTTGGAAGTTGGCTTGAGTGTTGAACCACCCACCATGTCCAGATTGAAGTCTTGATTGAATTGCTCAACAGTCATGCCCTCCGACCAGCCACCACTATCAGCTACGAACTTCGGACCTAGCAGCTGCTCGACTTCCTGTGATGTCATGTACTGGACACACATCTCAAGCAACGCTCTGCCAAGATCAGCTAGGATGTCTTCGATAGCATCAATCTTTTCATCCAGTCTCTGCTGAGTTGACGACTCATAGCTTTCGATCGCTTTGTTTGTAGTGTTCGTCTTGTACTGCACATTCTGTAGAACTGGCGTGACTGAACTAAGTCTATTGATCGACTCCAATATAGGCTTAGGATCGAACAGCTGCTCGAATTGTGTTGAGGGAGCTGGAAATGCACCAATAATGTCGGACAGCTTCTTGCCTTCAGGGAGGTCGATCCCATGAACAAGTTCCTTCGTATCCTCGTGAAGAAAGCGAGTGATCGTGCTGACATCCTTGACCGCATTCTTATCAACGAACACCTTGCTCATAACCCAGTGACGCATACGAGCACGTTCGTTGTTTATCTCGTTCAGTTCGTCTTGGTGATCAAGATAGTACATAACTTCGGACTTTGCGAACATGAGTTCCGGGTCCGTTGTGTATGACAGTGCGAACAGAGGGAAGAAGCGGCTGAGTTTATATGGATCATCCCAAACCCAGATCGGCCATGACCAATCATCGTTATTGAACATGTACACTCGTCTTGTGGTCTTGTCCCATACGTACCAGCACAGTGTACGGCAATTGTAGTCGAAGTCTTCCTGTTGATGGTAGCCGAACTTCTCATGCTCAGATGGAGTGCCGCTAATGATCGAGAAGTGATTGATTTCGTCGTCATGGCCGTCTATGTCCTTCTCTCCACTCAACACGTGAGTTGGCTTGTAGATAGACTTCCACTCATCGCTGTCCTTATCCTTCTTACCATACACAGCACGAAGGTAATCAGTGCGAACGAACTCACCGATCATCAGCCAATCAGCATCATCGGGATCTCCATTCTCAGCGGATGGATCAATGATAACCATCTTAGGATGACGTAGCTTGAGCTTAGGTCCACTAGCTGAGAGGAAGCCGACACGTTCTTCCAGTGCTTGTAGCTTCCCTTCAATCTCTTGGATTTCGGAAACATCCGTCGCTTCTGATAGCTGCTTGGAAAGCTGTGTGACTTCTTGTACTGCTTGCTCGCTGCCCTGCTCTTTTCGTACATACGATAGCTCCATATAACCAATGTTGGTCAGAGTTGTCGTCAGGACTACCTTCTTCATCTTCGGCTTGAGATTGAGACCGGGGGCTGCTTTCCTTTTGAATAGGGTGTCCACCAATCTCTCAAACAGCCGTGCCTTCTTCTCTGTGCTATCATCATCTGTGACGAAGCTGGTGACATTGAGGTCAGGGTTTTTAGCGTATGTAGCTGGAACCAGTGCAGAAGTGTTCGCGAATACAATGTTCTCAGTGCTGTACTTCTGCTCATGCATCGTGCCTCGGCCAACCTCATTAAGTCGGCCTTTCTTGTTGTACATCGCTCCGTGGTCACTCTGATAGTATCCAATGACCTCATCCCAGCGATCCTCTTCACCTGATTGCTTACGTCTCTGCTTGGCTTCGTTGAAACGCATCTTCCATAGCTTACCCATGGACTTGGATACAGGAACACGCGTACCTTCATACACAGTGTAGATCGGTTGATAGTCAGGCTTCGATGCCTGTTCCTGTGTCATCTCACCGTCAGTGACTGCTATCTGTTTGTCGATTTCACTAGCCATGACGGCGTGACCTTTCTTCTACACTGGGACGTTCACCCCATTGATGGAGGTGCGTTTGATCTTTCGGCTTGGGAACACGAACAGCTAGGTCAGGTTCCTTAGCAAGCATGTACTTGAGTACGTTCATACCGTGGTCGTTCTTATCAACTGGAATGTCTATTCGCTTTCCGTCAGTTCCAACCTTCCAATAGTAGGAATTAAACTCCGATATGAGGTAAGTGAGTTCAGAGGCGACAAATAGATGGGGAGCACCCAAGGTCTGTCGAGTTGGATGTCGATGATAGTCAGATATACCAAGATATGTGTTGACCTTAAGAAGCCCACGCGCAATCTCATTGTCGGCTGGCTTAGTACGTACACCAAAGTCGCCAGCATTGAGCAGTTGTGCAATTGTTTTGACGTTCTGACTTTTTGTGACTTGGGTACGCCGATAGATTGCTGGGTCTGCCCACACATGATTGTCTTCGTCAGCACCGTATTCATTCCTCAGCTCGTAGATGCGTTTCTTCTGATCTTCGAGGCTGAACTCCATCTCAGATTTGTAGAAACCATCAATGATGAACACATTCTTGAAACGATCTGTAAATCCGAGCAGATAACAGCATGGTTGTGTCATGCCGAAGTCATATCCCTCCAAGAACTTAGCAAGGATGCCACGACCGTACAGCATATCCAGATGCAGCCTCATTTCTGATCTAGGAATGCAGTGAGTTAGCTCGTCGAAGTCAGGATGTACCAATCCTTCGTATGCTGCCCACTTTCCGTAGAGGAAACGGTCACGCGATTGACCCTTATAGCTGGACTCCAACGTTTGAATAAAATCTGCGCCAAGGTTATGTGCGTTAGTGTAAGTTGATCCTTCCACAAGGGATAGCAGCATCTGTGCTCTACCATCGCCATCCAGAATGGGTTCATCCGCCACCGGATTAGGAGTTCCATCCGACAATTCTGCTGGCTGTCTAAGGCAAAGTAGATCGGCACCTATCTCTCCTGTTCGTTCATACAGCTTGAGTGGAGCAATCAGTTCGCGGTATACCCAGTTACGGGTAGGGTTAACGCAAGCGACAAGCCATCTCGGACCAGTGAGAGGCATAGTTGGATCATTACCCACGTAGCGAGCGTTACCACGCAAGCGACCCAGTAGATCCTGAAAATCTTTTGAGGTGATCTCTGGATCTTCCAACTGATCCACAACAATAAGATCATAGGTAGCAGATAGTAGGTTAGAAGTAGTTTGACCGCCATCGGCTTCACCTGCTGCCTTCCCCTGCTGTTGAATGTAACGGAAGTTGATCGTGGTGCCGTTCTTCATCGTGCAGGTATTGTCAGCATTCTTAGAGAGTGGGAAGGATACAATCCAAGAAGCTGGGCACCATTTGAGAAATTCCTTACGGATCGTGTCGTTGAGCTTCGGGTATGTAGAGCGTGCCACCAAGATGTTAGCGCCGGGGTACTCTTTGGCAATTCGCAGAACTTTTTGAACACAGGCTGCTGCTGTCTTACCATTCCCATAGCCACCACCAAAGATTTGCACCTTCGTACGCAGTTTGCCGAACTGATCTTGTATGCTGTCTGGAATGAGACGATAATCAGGCATCTATAGAAATCCTGTCCATCTAACATCTACCCAATAGTATGTGTCGTTGAATGCGTCTGTTGGATAGGCTGGAAAGTTCTCTTGGTGAAACACACCATTACCAGTAATAGCTGAGTCTGTAGCGTGCAACTCACCAGATGATATCGCATACAACACATTGTTTGTAGTGTAGTGGCCATTCAACAACGCACCTCCTGTTGCTGGGTAATAGGCAACGCGATATACAGCTGTGCAATAGATATGTGTGAAATCAGTTGGACCGGCTGCATCAGTCGCTACGACAACAGGTGAACTGAGAGGGACTTCGATCCAACATGGACCCGGAGGCTCACTGGATGTAACCTCAACCGCAACAGCTGTGTGATTGGTGTCTTGGTAGATAGCAACTGTGTGAGATGACGCACCATCAGCTGCTGGCTTCCAGAACTTTACAGCTGTGATGCTACCTTTCTTCATGACAGTGAACCACGTACCCATCGTGTACGACACACCGTCAATGAACTCAGTGCCGCTGTAATCTGTAGCTAGACCAAGAGCTGGATGCAGGTACTCATCAACAGGAGTAGGCGGAGGAGGTCCACCCCCACCACCTTTGCTCTCCCAAAGTACGACCTTGCTAGCAACTTTCACAGGGACTCCTGCAATGTGAATGCGTCATCGATTTCGCTGTACTCACCTTGCGCAACAATCACGGCAACGATACCGAGATACACATTGACATTGCTACCAGCTATGAAGGTCACACCAGTTAACGGGATGCTCGTTCCACCTGATGTGTTCTGATAGATATCACCGGTCGATATGTCAGCTAGAGTGGAGACACGAAAGAACATGTTGGTAGCAGCTGTACGTTGATACGCTGTTCCACCAAACTTGTATGTCTTACCAGCTGTGAGTGCTATCGGACCCTTGAAGATGCGAGGTGGAGTGGTTGTGGTTGACAACGCACGAGCAAAGCCACCAGCTGTTGACAGTGTTGTAGACGCACCGGCTGTCCAACTAAGAGCAGCAAGTTTGTCTGCACCGAAACCCAGTGCAGACTTCTTACCCATCAGCATCAACCGATTAGCAGCTTGCATCAGCGTAGGGCTTTCGAAGCAATCCCCACCATGTTGGTAGCGGACGTGCCTGTGGATAGGATACGAATGGCTTC